TTAACTTACTGATTTTAATAATCCTCCCGTACTGTTCTCGTGGCTATGGGGCATCAATGGGGCAAAATCTGCCAGCTTCTGATTCAGCATTGCGATCTGCTCTGCGCTGCTGTCAGCCATCCATGCACCGTAAACATTGAACACCATCTGCGCGCTCGCATGCCCCATCTGACTGGCAATAAAACTCGGGTTTGCACCAGCAGATAATGACCAGCACGCATAGGTATGTCGTGACTGGTACGCCTTTCTGTGTCTGATCCCCGTGCGCTTTAGTGCCGCTTCCCATGAGTCGCCTACTGAATCGACCCGGTAGATAAATCCGACCTGCTTACTGCGTCTGACTACATGCGGGTTAAAGACGAATGTACACTCATGGTTCACCGAACGGCCGTACTCACGTAACTGCACTTCAATGTGATATTGCCTGCCCAGCCTTGTCATTTCAGCCTGATTTTTCAGGATACTGATTGCGGGCTGGATAAGATGCACTACTCGATCTGTGCTTGCCTCGGTTTTCGGTAGAGTGAACTCACCAAGTTTCGTATAATTACGCCTGACGGTAATTGTTCCCGCCTTCAGGTCGATATCTTCCCAGGCCAGGGAGACCAGTTCCCCGTGACGCATTCCTGTGTACACTGCTAATGACCACAGGTTTTTCGTCTGCTGATGCCGGCATGCATCTATCAGGCGAATAAATTCATCACGAGACAGAGGATCTGGTTCTGCCCTGGCTTTTTTCAGAGGCTTAATTCCCTCGAATGGGTTCACCTCTAAGTAACCGTGATCCGCAGCAAACTGAAACATTCCGGCCATTGTCGTCATGTAATAGTTCACGGTAACAACGCTTCGCCCTTTTGCCGGGGCTTTGTTTTTCGTCGGATTCTGGTAACCAGTTAGCAAATCTTTCCTGAGATACAGCAATTCCTCTTTGGTTACTGCTGATACCAAGCGATTACCTCCGATCCTCGGCACCATATTCCTTGCGACAGACTCATAGCGATTGAATGCGTTCGCGCAGATTTCCATCCGTTTCAGATCCAGCCATTTTTCTTCAAGTTCTTTCACTGTAATGTCTTTTTTACTTACACCAAAAGCCTTGAGGTTAGGGGAGTCAGGAAACTGGGTTGCATAATCAAAGGTTCCTGTGCGGATGGCAAAACATACTGATGTCCGCAGTTCCCCGGCTATCTTCCTGTTCTTAGCGGTGTCAGGGACACCGAGACTTTCCCTGACACGCTTACCTTTAAAATTAAACCAGATGCGTAAAGTGCCACCGTGGTTTTCGACGCCTGTTGGATATGTGACTTTATCCATTGGTGTTACCTCCAGACGCCCAAGAGCGATACGAGCTTACCTTTTTCATTGCATCAAATCACCCTGGCTGCTTGCATTTCATTGAAGCGACCCAGGCATCTACAGCCTTTCTGTTATACATGCACTCACTGGACGGTTTTGGATTCCCGTCAGGCGAGACGTGGATATATTCCCTCCCAACCATCCAGCACTCTTTTCTGGCACGGAGGATGGTTCCGGGTTTGAGCCCGGTAACCGCGATCAGAACGCTTTCACAAACCCAATCGTTGGGAGCTAACTGGAAAACATTGCTCATAGTTATTTCTCCATTATCCCGGCTGCACCCGGGGAAAACTTTAGCTGTTGCTGGTGGTTGGGATTAGTTTCTGCCAAATCTCTGAAACATATTTCGCCTGGTGGCGGGCATCAGCCAGTGCGTTATGTGCAACCCCATCAAATGGCATATCACGCTTAGGATCGAAACCTACAACTCTGCCCAATGTGACGATGGTTCTGACGTCGTGATCATTCCAAAATTGCCACGGGCAAACTTGGCCGGCACGCTCATATGCGCCGCGCAATATAACGTTGTCGAAAGTAGCTCCATTGCCCCAAACTTTTAAATATTTAGGGTTATCAGAATGCCGATTAATGAAATGGCTCAGTTCAGATAGGGCAGATGATATCGGCATCGCATCATCAACACAGATTGCTGATCGTGCTTCTGAGCTTTGTCTTAACCACCACAGAATAGTGTCACCATCCGGCACCGCTCCCTGCTCCATAGCGCTTTCAAGATTAATAGCGGTGTAAAACTCCTGACCCAGTTCACCACTTTGCGGATCGAAGAATACGGCACCAATGGAGACGATAGGGGCATTCGGTTTTTTGCCCATGGATTCGAGGTCGATCATTAAATTGTTCACGTTATACATTCTCCTGCTGCGGTGCTGCTGCGAAATGTTCGACACCTTTAGCCCAAATAGCTTTGATGGTCGTCCATGTGACAGGAACGGTGATTTCAATTCTTCCGCTTCCGTCGCAGGTTTCGCAATCATCATCACCAAAACACTCTGGGCAGTTTATAAATTTCGTTTCTGAAAACTCACCGGACAGCACTCTTTTTGCGCCGTTCTCAGCGGTTAGTTTCTTCGGGACCAGCACGTAACCATCCTGAGTTACCGGAGAGTTGCCAGCCTGAAGCATGGCGGCGCGGCAAGCATCATACGATTCACGCATCGCGTCTTTGACCCAACCAAGTGGTTTATCACCGCGAATTGCCAGCCATTGATCGAACGTTGGCACTACCGGCGCTGGAGGGGCGGCATAGAGTGGGGTCACCTTTACGCTATCCCAGGATAAATCCCTTGCTCGCTCCTCGTCATTGGTAACATGCCATTGATTTAGGTGGAACCATCGCCACGCCACAGGCTCAGCACCAAACGCCGAAATAGCCCCATCAATCACCTTCAATACATCAGCGAGAATGTAAGCTCTGTTCCCGCCGTTTGAGTACTGGGTATCATGTTGCAGGTGCTCGCGTATCTGGTGCAGGCGATCGACAGATACAGGACCGTGCACCGGGTGGTTTGTGCTTTTAGTCATTCCATGCCTCCAGCTCGTTCTGGATTTCCTCGTCGACCTCGTCATTTGTGGCATCTTCGTTCAGATAGTCGCGCGCCTCTTTGAGATACTGTTCACGGCGTTCGTGGTACCAGGCAGAGAACTCCGGCAACCACCCTCGATTAGCCCCCTGAAAATCTACCATCGCATTATCCTCTGCCATACGCTCGACCATGCAGTCGGCAGTTGTCAGGGCGCATTCCCGGATGTAACTGCGAAGGTGGTGCTTACGCCAGTACGGACTGTATTTTGAATCGCAGCGGCTTTTAAATTCGACAGTCCAGCGACGGATGCAACGTGCGTTCAGTGATTTACTCATTGTGTTGCTCCCTGTCTGGCTCTATTCAATAACTGGTTAAACATCATGGTTAGGCTGTTACTGCACCCAAATGGCATATCGTTGACACGGTATGTTGGAATGCCCTTGCGAACACCAGACTTCACGATCCTGCCAGTGGTAAAGAGTTGCGATAACGAACCAGCGATCGAAGCTGTTTTTTTGTTTAAACCCTTAGCTATTTCAGCGCTGGTGGCGTTGGGGTGAGCCTGGAGATATTCAAATACGGTCATGGCGTTTTACCTTTACGTTCCTGTTCAAGTTGCACCAGAGACTCTTTTAATGCTGCGAACGTAGCTTCCAGTCTGGTGGCGACTTCGCGCATAAGCGGTGCATGCTTTGGTGGCAATTCAGCAACGGAGGCAAAAGCCTCCGCTACGAGTTCTTTTACCTTCATGCGGCGCATTGGCGCAGCTCCACCAGTTCGTTAAAGCGATTCATGAACAGGCCATAGGCTTGACCAGGACGGAGAGGAATAACCTGAACGAGATCAGAGCAGGGAATACCTTCGAGAATTTCCCACTTCGAACCGTCATCGATTTCCAGATCACGGCGCTCGGTAGCTAACATGGTTAGATTGGCATATTTCACGACGGCAGCTTGCTCAAGCTGGATACCGAATTTAAAGCGGATAAGACCATCAATATAAGTTTCCATGCGCTGGTAGTCAGGCAGCAAGGCTTTGAGCGGGGCCGGAATATCCTGGCAATATGCCTCCGCAGCGTCGTGCATCAGCGCTTCAAAGGCGAACTCTGGCGGCACAATCTGGCTTACAAGCACAGAGTGCTGGGCCACGCTGTAGAACTCTGGGAGATGCCCAGCGAATCGACAGATGTTGGAAAGAGCAGTCGCGATATCCTCAACATCGATATCGTCGATTGTGGCGGTCAGGTAGTTTAATTTTTTACCGGATAATGTCTGAATGTAGCTCATGGTTTTCTCCATATTGGCGCGCTGCACCGCGCAAACTTATTGGCCTGAATATTTAAAACAGACCACCTTGGTTTTTAGGTTGATTGCGTTTACTTTTCGTGACTTCAGTTTTCGAAACCTGTTTATCTGCCCATGCTTTCGCATGCCTCATCACGTCATCAAAAATTGCACCCTTTTTACTGGCTTGTGACATGCGCTTATATAAATCAATCGCTTGCCATGCCCCCCCCCTGCGCTACTGAAGAAGAAAAGCCTTGTTTTATAAGGATTTCCCTGACGTTCTTCTCAATAAATTCGATATGATTCATCTGCCCTCCGAACCAACCTTCGCCAGATTTGGAGTGCAGCAACCCAACCCATGCTTATGGGGTAATTGCTGCCTGGTGTTTATCGCTTGGCTTCGCCGCCGAGAGAGGTTGTTAATCCGTTAATGAGAGAGATAAGCTCGCCGGTCATTAGAACAAAGTCAGCGTCGAACCGCTGAGCCGCATCATCACGGTCGATATCGTCGTTTTGTTCTGTAATCTCATTAGAGAACTTAAGGCGTTTGATGCTGCCGTCATCGCAAAGAACGAACTGAATGCGCTGTTGCCAGTCGATAGACAGCTTTGTAACTACTTTGCCAGCTTCCAGATGCACATGAATTTCGTCACTGACCAAAGTCTGTTTTTTAAAGCGTCCAATACCGCCATCTTCAAGAATAGCTTTCAGTTCGGCTTCATCACCCAGGCTAAAGCCAGCAGGGGCACTACCGGAACGAACCCAGTCGGTAATAGTTAGTTCGATCGGCGTTTCCATAGTCAGCGGTACCACCGGGAGAGAACCGAGAGTTTTACGAAGCAGGGCCAGTGAGTCTTCGGCACGTTTAGCGCTGGCTGTATCAACCATGATCAGACCGTCTGTGACGTTGATCCACAAACTAACAGTCGAGTTTTTGGAGAACGCCCGAGGAAGCAGGGAGTACAACACTTCATCACGCAGCGAATCTTTCTCAGTTTTTTTGAGGCGACGCCCCTGATCGGATTCCAGACGCGCCACACGCTTGCGCAGTTCTTCAGCAATGACAGGAGATGGCAGTATTTTTTCTTCCCGGCGAATAACCAACAACACTTGATTATTGACAGTGTGATGCAAGCGATCTGACAGCTGACCAAGTGGTGATACCCAACCGGTTTTTGCCATATCCTGGCTACCGCATGGAGTGAAGCGAAATAGTTCAAGCTGCTGTTCCAGCTCTTCCTGGTTGATGGTGAAATCGCGACTAATGCGATACACCAACATATTTTTGAAAAACGGATTGTTCATTCTCGGTTCCTCAACGCCTCTGCACCGGCGCTAAAAAGTTAGTTTCTCCATACACAACAGAGAAGGGCACCTGCATTTGTAGGCGACTGCAACCGCCATCCTCTTGCCCGGGTGGATTGGGTTATGAGCCCGTCGCCCGGTGATGCCCTTTTCTGTTGTGTGTCGGGCTTCCACCGACTCCCATCTGTTTTTAAAGGCGCTCAGATATCGTCTGGCCTGTGCTGGTCTTTCCCTGCCGTCAGCGTTCTACTTCACGCCGTCACTGCCGTCGAGGGAGCTGGCATCTCTCCGTTTACACAGTTGAACGTCTGCCGCTGTTCTCGGTGCTGGTACCGCCACTGTCCAGGACATTTATAAGGACCGTCTCCAAGTGGTAACTCTTCCAGTCCCGGTAAGAATCCTGCGAGATGCTTACCATGACCGGCTGATATTCCCTGAAAAAGGCTGGCGGTTACCGGACAAGTGGGAAAACACCGGACCGCCAGAACAGGGAGTTACTTGTTATTGCTTTGGCCTTCTTTTAACCACATCAGGCGCGGTGGTAGGTATCTTCGGGCGGGGCGCTGGCGACCAACCAGCTACAACCCCTACGGTATTTACACTCCACGCCGTGGGTTAACGGCTCCGTATCGTGGCTGAGTTTCTGTTGCTGGTGGTCAAGCCAGCTTCGCAACCCCTCCCGAAGACACCTGTCAGCGAATCATCCGGTTATTCATACGCCACCGGCGGCTACTTCGTGGGCGTCCTGCCTGTTCGCTGCTGATGAATTAAATCTAACTTAACTTAGCTTTTAGATCAAGAAAAAACACCAAACTATTCTTAGCTTGATGTTAAGAGGAAGGTTAGAGGTGGGTTAAAGCTCGTACTGAACGCCTTTGACAACTCCGATGATCAGGCAATTACCGTTTATTGAAATGTTTGGATAGCGTGGATTTAAGGGAACTAAGAACTTTTGAGGCCCATCGATGACTAGTTTTTTTACAGTAGCCTCGTTTGTCCCATCAAGTCTGGCTACGACTATCTTTCCATTAAGTGGCTCTGCATCAGGGTCCACTATGACTGTTGCCCCTTCAGGGATTGTCGGAAGACCATTAGGGTTTGTCATCGAATCACCTTTGACCTCCAATGCAAAGGAGCTATCACCTATCCTGAGTGATGTTTCTACCCACTTATCTACTTCACTGAAAACTTCTGCTGCTTTACATTCTGTAAACTGTCCAGCCTGAACCCAAGAGATCACCGGAATCCTTCGCATCTTGGTTATCAGATTTCCTTCGAATTCAGTGCCATAGAGTATGTAATCAATTGAAGTATTGAAATACTTTGCAAGTTTCGAAAGTGACTCACCGCCTGGCACATTAATGTCTTTTTCCCAATACCCAACCGCCACATCGCTAACACCACAGAACTTACCCAGTTCTTTCTGCGAAGTTTTGGTTACGCGCCTGAGAGCTTTGATGCGCTGACCGACAGTTTCCATTTGAACACCATAAAAAAATTAAAAGGCTAAGCAATCTTAGTTTTTATTGACCAAAGTTAAATTGGTTATTAATATCTAATCAAACTTAGCTAAGGAGGCATTATGACAACCGATGACATTGAAAACTACTTCGGCAGTACTGAGAAAGTTGCCGAATTTTTTGGAATCACAAGCGAGGCCGTTTACCAGTGGCGTAATAGAACTGGTCGCCTAATCCCGAAAGGACGTGCAGCAGAAGCAGCCTATCGGACTGGGGGGAAATTGGTTTTCCATCCCGACCTTTACGAAAAGCGTAGTGAAGCTTCAGTAAAACTCAAACCACAGGAAAAAGGAATAAACCGTGGGTAACGAACCTATTTGGAAAGTCGAACGCCAGCCAGCCTGGCTGGTTGCGGCGATAAAAAAAACGATCACAGATCTACATGGCGGTTATGCCGAGGCGGCGGAATGGTTGGGCGTGACAGAGAACGCATTGTTTAACCGCCTTCGTATTGATGGCGACCAGATTTTCCCGCTGGGCTGGGCAATGGTTTTACAACGTGCTGGTGGTTCAACCCATATCGCTGATGCCGTTGCGCGCCATTCTCAGGGCGTATTTGTACCGCTGGCAGATGTCGATGATCTGGATAACGCCGATATAAATCAGCGCCTGATGGAGTCCATCGAATGGATAGGCCGTCATTCGAATTTTGTACGTAAAGCCACGGCTGATGGGGTAATTGACGCAGATGAGCGTGCTCAGATTGAGGAAAACAGCTATCAGGTTATCGCGAAGTTCCAGGAGCACGTAGCGCTTCTTTATCGAGTTTTTTGTGTCGCTGAAAAGAGTGACGCCCGCGAGTGTGCAGCTCCGGGCGCCTTGGCGAACAACTCTTCGAGTATGGAGAAATAATCCGCATGAGCAGTTTAACGGCTTTTAACCGTCTACCGCAACTCAGGATGATCCCGGTTTCGGGTTCTCCGTTGTTTCGGTATGAACGTAGATTATCAAACCGCTGGGTTCCGTGTAACCACAGTAGGGCGGTTTCAATTGTGGGGGTCTACAACCGGAGGGAAAAACGCCTGTGCGCGAACTTAACCGAAGGTTCAAAGACAACCGCGGAGTGCCAGTCCGTGTTATCCGCTGGGAGCCAGAAACACAGCGCGTTATCTATCTGCGTGATGGTTACCCGCACGAATGTTTCAGCCCACTTGAGCAATTCAGGCAGAAGTTCAGGGAGATAACGGACGATCATGAGCACTAAATTAACCGGCTACGTATGGGATGGTTGCGCTGCGTCGGGCATGAAGTTGTCTAGTGTCGCGATCATGGCTCGCCTTGCTGATTTCAGCAGCGATGAAGGTGTTTGTTGGCCGTCCATTGAAACTATTGCTCGCCAGCTTGGCGCAGGGCCGAGCACTATCAGAACGGCAATCGCTAAGCTTGAAAAAGATGGCTGGCTCACGCGTACACAGCGCCGTAATGGTAACCGTAATGCTTCGAACGTGTACCGCCTGAATGTGGCGAAACTTCAGGCTGCCGCATTTTCTCAACTGTCAGATTCTGACACGTCAAAATCTGACGCATCAAATTTTGACGCCTCAAAAACTGACCCGTCGAAATCTGGCAAAAAAGGCGGTTTTGACCCGTCAGAATCTGGCGGGGATCCGTCAGTAAAATCAAAACAAGATCCACAAGTAACTTCAAAACCCTCTTGTCCGGTTGCAGCGCAACCAGACCCTGAAGTCGTGATTACTGACCAGGCGATTTTGGTTTTGTCTCATTTGAACCAGATCAGCGGATCCCGGTATCAGAAATCAAAAACATCCCTGGAGAACATCCGTGCCCGACTGCGTGAGGGGTACAGCGTTGCAGACCTGCAACTGGTTATCGACCTGAAGCATGAGCACTGGCACGAGAACGACGAGCAGTACCAGTACATGAGGCCGGAAACGCTGTTTGGCCCGAAGAAATTCGAGAGCTATCTGCAAAGCGCTACCCGCTGGGATCAGAAGGGACGGCCTAAACGCGCTGATTGGGGGGCGAAAAAACGCGATGTGATGGCTTTTGGTCCGGTTGATACAACGATTCCAGAGGGGTTCAGAGGATGACGTTAAACAAATATTGCCAGGCGCTGGCGGTACTGCGTAGCAAACCAGCCCATGAATTGAAAGAAGTTGGCGATCAGTGGCGGACACCGGATCTGCTTTTTTGGGGGATCAACGCGCTATTTGGTCCATTAGTTCTGGACCTGTTTGCTGACGATGACAACGCGAAGTGCCCGGCATGGTACACCGCCGAAGATAACGCGCTGACGCAGGACTGGTCTGAACGTCTTGCAGAACTGGGCGGCGCAGGTTATGGCAACCCACCGTATAGCCGTTCGCAGTACCACGAGAAACAGGCGATCACTGGTATGACGCACATCATGAAGTACGCAGCAGCCCAGCGTGAAAAGGGCGGTCGCTATGTATTCCTGATAAAAGCCGCGCCGAGTGAAACGTGGTGGCCGGAAGATGCCGATCACATTGTATTCATTCGCGGGCGCATTGGGTTCGATCTGCCTGTGTGGTTTGTACCTGCTGACGAAAAACAGAAGCCCACCAGCGCGTTTTTTGCCGGTGCCATAGCTGTATTCGATAAGTCATGGCGTGGTGAGCGGTTCAGCTATATCAACCGTACAGAACTGGAGGCAAAAGGGCAGGCGTTTATGACTTTGGCGCAATTTGCTGTCAGCAAGTCTCAACCTGCAACTGCCACACCATCTGTAGCTGGCAAGCCAGAAGTAGAGTTGCCACTCACTCAGAAAGATATTTTTGATGTCAGCGGTGTAGAGGCGTGGGCATGCGTTAGAGCTGCGTTCGGCGATAAAGAAGAATACACATTCAGTGAATCGAAGTTTGGGCATACCTGGGCGGCGGATTCTGTCGAAGCACCGGAATTTACTCAGGTATCACCATTAACGATCGATAAAGCGAAGCTGCTTATTCGAGATAGTATTTTGTTCGGTGTGGATGCGTGGCTTTTGTCGATTAAATCGGGTGATGCTTCTACATGGTTAGATATTTCTCAACGTATTCGGACTGTTGCCCTTGAGGCATCTGGTGAATACGGCATGAACAGCACTGATTTTATTGCTGCCATGGGGAGCCTAGATGTTTCCAGTTGGTTCAATATTCGCCAGATCCGCGCGCATATCCGTGAGAAGGCGAAACCAGTAGCTGATCAGCTTTCCGAGTCCCGTATCTGGCCGCTGGAGGTTGGAATTGTATTCGACCAGGTGGATGGTGCTGACATGCTGGATGAATCACAGCAACACAAGCTGAAAGCCAATATCAATCAACTTTGGCTGGAGCGGACTGCCGCCAGCGAAATCATTACTGCTGCTTCTGAACTTGTTCGCAATATGCGGGGAGAGGCCGCGTGAAACTAGTCCTGCCTTTTCCTCCGAGCGTGAACACTTACTGGCGCGCCCCTAACAAGGGGCCGCTGACCGGTCGTCACCTCATAGCGCTGATGGCCGTAAATACCAGAGCGCTGCCTGCGTGGCGATCATTGAGCAATTACGACGTCTCCCGAAGCCATCGACTGAACTGGCAGCGGTAGAAATCACTCTGTACCCGCCGGATGCGCGCCGCCGGGATATCGATAATTACAACAAAGCCCTGTTTGACGCGCTGACACATGCGGGTGTCTGGGAAGACGACAGCCAGATTAAGCGCATGCTGGTGGAATGGGGACCCGTAGTGCCTAAAGGTCGGGTAGAGATAACGATCAGCAGATATGAACCGGCGGGTGCAGCCGCCTGATATGGAGAAAAGTATGAGCCAATTAGCAACAACAGCATTAACCATGTCCAGCAGCGATATTGCTGAGCTGGTGGAATCACGACATGACCATGTTAAACGGTCCATTGAACGCCTGGCAGAGCGCGGTGTTATTGAACTCCCCCCAATGGGGGAAGTTAAAAATCACCTCAATCAGTCGGTAGCGGTTTATCTGATAGGGAAGCGGGACAGTTATATCGTTGTCGCGCAGCTGTCGCCGGAGTTTACCGCGCGTCTGGTTGATCGCTGGCAGGAGCTTGAGCAGGCACAGCAGCAGATGATTCCTCAATCATTCTCTGAAGCCCTACGTCTTGCAGCTGACCTTGCAGAACAAAAACAGCAGTTGACTAACGAACTGGCTGCCGCGGCGCCGAAGGTAGCGTTTGTTGATCGGTACTGTACAGCCAGTGGGTCAATGTCATTCCGCCAGGTGGCAAAACTGCTTAAGGCCAAAGAGCCAGATCTGCGGTTATTCCTCCTTGAGAACGACATCATGTATCGCCTTGGCGGAACGATGACCCCACGGCATCAGCATATTGATGCGGGGCGTTTTGAAGTGAAAACCGGCACATCCGTAACCTCAAATCATGCATTCAGCCAGGCACGTTTCACGGCGAAAGGTGTGCGCTGGATTGGTGGACTGTGGGCAGAACACATTGCCAGGGGGCAGGTCGCGTGAGAGCTCTGCTTACCCCCGAGATCGCCCATCGTATGGGGATTGTGCTGTTCCGTCCCGGTGCGGAACTGATGCACCTCTTCATGCGTGGTCGCGTTCTGCTCGAGCCTGAACCAGAAGAAATGGCGTCATTCAATACCGGGGCTGTTCCGGCAGCCATTCAGCCGCTGGCTGATGACCCGGTAATGCGGCAGGTCTTCGGGAATGAGCGGGTTATTCAGCGTGCCGGTGGGCTTCCTTCCCTTGAGCAGTGGCTGAGTTCTCGGTTTGAATGCCAGTGGCCACATTCATCGTGGCACGACAAGAACTTCACAACAATGCGGCACCCACCAGGAAGTATTCGCCTGTGCTGGCATTGCGATCACACTTTGTCGGGGCAGCATACCGAACAGCTTGCAGGTATAGCGGCCGGAAACCTGGTATCCTGGATTCTGGAAGTCATTCGGCGTGATTCTGGTTTTCCCGAGTCGCATATCCTGACGCTTCCGGAACTGTGCTGGTGGATGGTCAGAAACGACCTGGCTGATGTTATTCCGGAAAGCGTTGCGCACAAGGGGCTATGCCTTCCGGATGAGAAGATCCGCTCGGTCATGAGGGAAAGCGACATTGTGCCTTCTGCTTCTGCAACCAGCCTCGTTCAGGAGAAGGCGAAGAAGATCCTCACGCTCTCTGTTGATCCGGAGTCTCCGGAATCTTTCATGCTAAGGCCAAAGCGACGCCGCTGGATAAATGAGACTTACACCCGCTGGGTAAAAACACAACCCTGTGAGTGTTGCCGACGGTCAGCAGATGATCCGCACCATATCGTAGGGCACGGTATGGGGGGGACAGCAACAAAAGCCCATGACCTCTTCGTGATCCCTCTGTGCAGAGAGTGCCACGAAGAGTTACACGCCGATGTACCGGCATTCGAGCAGAAGCATGGTACGCAGCTTGAGCTGCTACTGCGTTTTATGGATCGGGCGCTGGCGATCGGCGTAATTGCGAAAGCTTAAGCGTATGGAGAAGAACAGGATGACACCACATCAACGCCGCAATCATTTTGAAGCACTGGGTAAAGCAGCATCTGCTCCGCGTAAAAGCTGGCTGGGTAAAAGCATTCTTCTGACGGGGATCCAATCCGGATGGATTAAATCCCTGCTCACCACATGGGGCGAGGGTGTGGGAGGAAAAACTGCACCCCGTATGCCGCGGGGCCACGCCTGCTGGAATGTACTAAGAGGTCGTAACTGGTCAGATAAGGCACTGGACCGCTTCACTGCTGCGTTGAATCAGGCACGAGAAGAGGGATTCCGTGGGCAGCAGGCAATGAACAGGGCGCACAGCATTCTCTGGCCCCAGTCACCTGCCAGTGTAATTGACGAGGCCCTGCATAATGACGATGTCGATTTTGTTGAGCAATGCGTGCTACAGGCACTGGATATAAACGATCCTGTTTATGTTGTTGGTCTTCAGTATTACACCACTCGAAAAAAAATCTCAGACATCACCCGGGAACTACAGGTAATCGCGCCATGGCTGACTGATGGGGAGGCAAGAAAGCGCGTGCGCTGGTGCTTGGAAATATTCAGAGCGAAGACCTTTTTGGCAGCACGAAAACAGTTATCTGAATAAACACACTGAACTCAATTTTAGCTATTAATGCTATTTTTTGATAATGGAGTTGAAAATGGGCCAGAAAATCAGATAATCCATTCATGCTTGGCAGAGCTGCGCCGCGATGGCAGCGACGAAAAGCGAACAATTTGAATATAACGAGAACCCCGCCAGCGCGGGGTTTTTGCTTTCCGGCGATACGACAGGGGTATTCGCGAGGTGCATTGCACCAGTACCCCTGTCATATCGTCGATCTAATCTTCCACAAATATAAAGCCTCGCAATTCTGCGGGGCTTTTTCATTTCAGGCTCACGGGAATCATCCGCTACGTGCTTTGTTGATAAATCCAGCCCGTGAAGCCTGACCCTTACTACAAACAGCACCCGCTAACTATGCGAGGTGAGGCTATGAAAATGAATGACAAAAACCCTGAATTCTGGGCTGCGGTTTTGACCGGACTCAAAAATGCGTGGCCCCAGATTCTGGGGGCGTCAATGGCCGGACTCATTGCCTATGGTCGTCTGATATATGACGGTGCAACACGAAAAAATAAATGGCTTGAGGGCGTCCTTTGTGGCGCCCTTTCTTTATGCATCACCAGCGCGCTTGATGTGGTTGGCCTTCCTGTATCGATATCACCGTTCGTCGGTGGTGTGATTGGATTCGTCGGCGTAGACAAACTGCGCGAAATCGCTATCAGCGCACTCAAAAAAAGGGCAGGGGTGACCGATGACAACCAGTAATGTTTCCCGCGGTATCCGCAACAATAATCCCGGCAATATCCGCTGGGGTGACGAATGGCAGGGCCTGGCACCCAAAACACAGCGCACCGATAAAGCATTTTGCCAGTTCACCACGCCTGAGTATGGTATCCGGGCGATGATCATCATCCTGCGCAACTACCAGCGCAAGCATGGTCTGAACACTGTAAGCGGCATTATCAAACGCTGGGCCCCGCCAAACGAGAACAATACACAGGCGTATATCAACAGCGTGGCTCAGGCGGCGGGCGTTACCCCCGACCAGCGCATCGATACCAGCGACAGCCGTTTCATGATGAAATTGCTACAGGCAATCATTAAGCACGAGAACGGTAGCCAGCCTTACGGATTCGATACGTTTGTTCGCGCAGTCGAACTGGCGGGGTAATCATGAATATCGCGCTGGTGGAACAATACTGGAAACCACTGGCGCTAATATTGCTGGTGGTATGCGCGTTTATCACCGGAAATGTCTGGAGTGATCGGGGCTGGGAAAAGAAGTGGGCTGACCGTAATAGCGTGGAATCATCGCGAACAGCGAACGCGCAGACCGCAGCCCGCATAATTGAACAAGGGCGAATTATTGCCCGTGATGAGGCTGTAAAATATGCACAAGAACAAGCCGCTAAATCTGCTTCCACTGCTGCTGGCCTGTCTGCCACTGTTAGTCAGTTGCGCACCGAAGCAACAAAGCTTGCCGCCCGCCTGGACGCCGCAAAGCACACCGCAAATCTTGCCGCTGCCGTCAGAAGCAAAACAACCGACGCCGACGCCAGAATGCTCGCCAACATGCTCGGAGATATTGCAGCAGAAGCTAAACGTTATGCTGGAATCGCTGACGAACGCTATGCCGCCGGGATGACTTGTGAACGCATTTACGATTCGGTGAGAGAGTCAAATAACAATCCTATAGCCTCGCGATAGCGGGGTTTTTTATGCGCATCGCACGCGCACCATGAAGAGAGTCTTTCAGTAGTGAGCCTGGGTGATGCCGTTAGGTTGCGTTTACCTCTCGGGCGGCATTGCCGTGCGACAGGCTCACGTCTAAAAGGAAACGCACATGAAGTATCAGCTTGCAAAATTGTATCGCGGTGATCATTTCTTCGGGTATGGAATAGCCGTAGGTGGCTTGCTTATTGATGGTCAGGTTTCAACGGTGGTAGAAACTTCGCCAAACGAAATGCCGAAAGTAATTGCGACATTTAATCTCAGCAATGAACACTCCGAAAAACAACCACGAATTGATTTAGATAATCCCAGCGCTTCTACCGAACTTAACGTTGTAATCCATCCAGATAAGCCATTAACCATCGAGCAGGCAGACGAACTACGAGATTTAGTAAAAGACTTTGTTGCCAAACATAATCTCTCTGATGGTGGTTTATGGAAGTATTAATAAACGGGGTACGTTTTATACCAGAAGGCGATAATAAAGTACGTATTGGGATAGCAATCACAACCCATAATCGTCCTGAAGTGCTTAAGCGTGCCATTGAGCAGCACATGAAGCATCTTCCATCTGGTGCGCTGGTGGTTGTGATAGACGATGGATCAAGTCCTGCTGCAATAGTTCCTGATGGGGTTAAGTTGGTACGCCATGAGCAATCACGCGGCATTGTCGCTTCCAAGAACGCCAGCCTGACAGCGCTGGTGGACGCAGGGTGTGAGCATCTTTTCCTGTGGGATGATGATGCATGGCCAATAGCTGATAACTGGCATCTACCCTACATCGAGTCACCAGAGCCCCATCTGGCTTATCAGTTTCTTGACCTCGCTGGCCCACGAAAGATTAACGATATGGCTGTCCTGTACAGGGATGATAAGCATATCGCTTACACCGGGCAGCGCGGTGTAATGCTGTACTACCACCGCAGCGCCATTGATAAGGTTGGCGGTTTTGATCCGGTATACGGTCGTGGCATGTACGAGCATCCCGATCTGGCGCTTCGGATTCACAACGCTGGTTTAACGTCGTGGGCGTTCGCTGATGTAATTGGCTCTGAAAAGCTGATTCACTCAATGGACGAGTACGAAGAGGGCGCGCGCTCAATACCACGGCCTGACCGAGAGGCACTGGTAAAAAGAAACGTTGGCATCTTCAACGCCCGACGCGACAGCGGTTATACAGGCTTTGCCTCGTACAGCAGAAATCCAAATCTAGTGATTACGACGCTGCTCACAAGCCAGCCAGACCCACAGCGAGGCAGGAAGATGAAACCCGACCCGCAGGTTCTTCAGGCTTGGGCAGCTTCAATATCCGGCGCGCTGCCGATTGTCCTGGCTGACGAATTAAAAGAGTCGCCAACTGGCGCCGGTCTGTTTGAAGTCCCGCCGTTGGCTATGAGCCCCTACTTTGCTCGCTGGCTTCACATCTATCAGTATCTTCGTGCCCACCCTGAATACCATCTTGTCTGGTGTACTGACGGGACAGACGTTGAAATGCTGCGTGAGCCTTGGGAAGAGATGGCGCCGGGTAAAATTTACGTTGGCTCTGAGCACAAAACCTACTTTGACGAATGGATGAAGGACAATCACCACGGCAAAGCTTATAGCGAGTTCTTCGAACTGCACCGGGATGAGCAACTGCTTAATGCTGGCCTGATTGGTGGCTGCCGTGAAGATGTAATGGAGTTCGCCCACCGGATCATCCGTCAGCATTACCTTATTGAAAGCCACCGCTTCTGGAAGATGGAAGCAGCTCCCGCCACGCTGGTGGACATGGGCGCTTTCGGGATGGCTGCAAAGTCATTCGGTAATCGAATCGTTACCGGCCCTCTGGTGCATACCATCTTTAAAACGGATGGCTTCGGAAAGGAGACCGCATGGTGGAAACACAAGTGAAGTATGTTGTGATTGGTCACCATTCCCGCTATGCCTCAGCTGCATTGCTGGCTGGCGAACTTGGCGCACACCTGCTTATCGATGAAGGGAATCACGGTGCGAACTGGAATCACCGGCGCGCTATCGAATGGGCTGCTGAGCAACCTTGCCGGGTAGTGGTGCTGGAAGACGACGCGCTGCCTGTACGTGGATTCAGAGACAAGATTACGGGCTGGCTGGCTCGTTTCCCTGGCGACATGCTTAGTTTTTATCTGGGCACTGGGCGGCCACCGCAATACCAAATGCAGATAGCTGAACGCCTGATTAATGCGGATAAGGTGAGGTCTGACTTCATTATGCTGCAACGCCTGATACATGGCGTGTGCTACAGCATACCGCCTCAAAGCATCAGCCGTGTGCTGTCTCAATGGGACTGCAGTAAGCCTGCCGATTATGCCGTGGGCGATGCTTATGGTGGCGTTGTCGTCTATCCCTGCTGGTCGCTGGTGGACCATGCAGACGGCGAACCGGTTGAGCGTCACCCTGACTCAGCTCCACGAACAGAACGCCGCCGGGCGTGGAGGTTAGCCTGATGCCTGCGTTAATACCGAGAGCATGCCGCAAGCGTGGCTGCCCTGGCACAACCACTGACCGCTCAGGCTATTGTCCCAAGCACCTTAACGAAGGCTGGCAGCAGCATCAGCGAGGACAGAGCAGGCATCAGCGAGGTTATGGCAGCAAGTGGGACAGGCTGCGCCCAATCGTTCTCGAAAGAGATAAACACCTTTGTCAGGAATGCCTGCGAAATGGAAGGTATACACCCGCTGAGACGGTGGACCACATCACCGCCAAAGCAAATGGGGGGACCGATGACCTGTCCAACCTAGAAAGCCTCTGCAAGCCCTGCCACAGGGCGAAGACAGCGGTCGAAAGGCTCAAATGATATAAATTCTCACTTGCATCGACAGAGGGGGAGGGCGGGTTGAAAGTTCAGGAACGACGCGCCAAAGGACCGCCGCCTAGCCTTTCTTCACATCGCCGCAGGTTAGAAAACTTTTTTTGGGGTCTCCCAGCCGATGATTAATAGGAGTTTTCGATTATGTCAGGACCGCCGAAAACCCCTACCCATCTGCGTTTGGTGAGGGGTAACCCTTCCAAACGACCAATCAACAAAAACGAGCCGCAGCCACCTAAAGGGGTCCCCCCAGTTCCCAAGCATTTCGACAAGCAGGGGAAGTACTGGTTTAAGCGGATGGCCGAAGAACTTGATGCCATTGGCGTTATATCTCTGCTGGATGCCAGGGCTCTGGAGTTGCTGGTAGAGGCATATACGGAATACCGCCATCATTGTGAAACGCTGGATCGGGAAGGTTATACCTATGCGGTATACAGCGATGATGATGCTGATGAAGGGAAAGAACGTGAAATACGCATGATCAAGCCGCATCCGGCAGCCATGATGAAAGCTGATGCCTGGAAGCGACTTCGCGCGATGTTAGCGGAGTTTGGTATGACTCCTTCCAGCAGGTCTAAGGTCAGTAAAGACAAACCAGACGATGATGATCTGTTAAGTCAATTTCTAAATTCGAGGGACTGATGGCAAAAGTTACTGATGGCATACGTTACGCCGAACGCGTCGTTGCCGGGGAGGTTATTGCCTGTGAATTTGTCCGTCTTTCCTGTCAGCGATTTCTTGATGATCTGAAGCACGGTGAAGAACGTGGCATCTATTTCAGCGAGCCCCGCGCACAACATATCCTCAATTTTTATAAATTCGTGCCTCATGTTAAAGGAGCACTGGCAGGCCAGCCGATTGAGCTGATGGACTGGCATGTTTTCATCCTGATTAATATTTTTGGTTTTGTTATCCCGCTGGTTAACGAAGAGACGGGGGAAACCGTCCTGCGTAACGACGGCAGCGGTCGGCCGGTGATGGTTCGGCGTTTCCGTACAGCAGATGTTGAGGTGGCCCGTAAAAATGCCAAATCAACACTTTGCTCCGGCGTGGGGCTCTATATGGCTGGCGCTGACGGCGAGGGCGGGGCGGAGGTTTATTCCGCTGCAACCACCCGTGACCAGGCGCGAATTGTTTTTGAAGACGCGAAAAATATGGTCAAGAAGGCGAAAGCCACTCTTGGGCGGATCTTCGAATTCAACAAGCTCGCTATCTACCAGGAGCAAACGGCCTCCAAATTCGAGCCTTTATCATCAGATGCGAACAACCTCGATGGCCTGAACATCCACTGTGCCATCGTCGACGAGCTGCATGCTCATAAAACCCGTGACGTCTGGGACGTTCTGGAGACGGCCACAGGCGCGCGTCTGCAATCGCTGCTTTTCGGTATCACCACCGCCGGCTTCAACAAAGAAGGTATCTGTTACGAACTACGCGATTACGCAATCAAGGTCCTGCGCGGCCTGGTTAAAGACGATACGTTTTTTGCCATCATCTACACCTTAGATGAAGGTGACGATCCCTTTGATGAAAAAGTCTGGCAGAAGGCGAATCCGGGGCTGGGTATCTGTAAGCGCTGGGATGACCTGCGCCGCCTGGCTAAAAAGGCGAAAGAGCAGGTTTCGGCCAGGATTAACTTTTTCACCAAACACATGAATATCTGGGTTACCGCTGAGTCTGCCTGGATGGACATGATGAAATGGGAAAAATGCGAGTTTATCGCCCCGCAGCACGAACTTAAAACCTATCCCTCCTGGGTTGGCGTTGACCTTTCAAACAAAATTGATATCTGTGCAGCCGCTAAAGTCTGGCGCGCGCCAGGTGGCCATGTTCATGCGGATTTTAAATTCTGGCTGCCGGAAGGACGCCTTGAGAAATGTTCACGCCAGATGGCAGAGCTCTATCGTAAGTGGGCCGAGATGGACAAGCTGATCCTTACCGACGGGGATGTAATCGACCATACTCAGATTAAGGAAGAGCTGCAGGTGTGGGTTGCTGGCGAGAGTCTGAAAGAAATTGGCTTCGACCCGTGGAGTGCGACGCAATTCAGCCTTGCGCTGGCAGAAGAAGGGCTGCCGCTGGTGGAAGTGCCGCAGACGGTTCGCAATTTCTCTGAGGCGATGAAAGAGGTCGAAGCACTGGTATACGGCGGCCGCTTCCATCACAGCGATCACCCGGTAATGAACTGGATGATGTCCAACGTAACCGTCAAACCTGACCGGAACGAGAACATTTTCCCGAACAAGTCCACACCAGAGGCCAAGATTGATGGCCCGGCGGCATTGTTCACAGCAATGAGCCGCGTTCTGGTTAACGGTGGCAACGACCAGCAGGATCTCTCCGGATTCTTCAATAATCCCATCATGGTAGGTTTCTGATGAAAAAAAACAAACAGCCAGGCAGGGTGAAAAGCGCTCTGCTTAACTGGCTTGGTGTGCCTATCAGCCTGACTACCGGCACGTTCTGGGAGGAATGGTTTGGCACCAGCAGTAGCGGAAAGGTGGTCACGGCCGATAAAGCCATCCAGCTATCGGCTGTGTGGGCATGCGTAAGGCTGTTAAGCGAGTCTATTTCAACCCTTCCGCTGAAAATATACGTTCGGCAGCCTGACGGTTCGCGCAAAGCGGCAACCGATCATCCGGCCTATTCGATATTGTGCCGCCGCCCCAATTCAGAAATGACACCATCACGCTTTATGCTGATGGTGGTTGCCAGTATCTGCCTGCGCGGGAACGCCTTCATTGAGAAGAAATTCATCGCAAACCGCCTGGTTTCGCTGGTGCCTTTACTGCCGCAGAACATGGTGGTTAAACGTCTCACTACCGGGGCGCTGGAATATAAATACACTGAAAACGGAAACGAGCGCGTCATTCCGGTCAAAAACATCATGCACATTCGCGGGTTCGGTCTGGACGGTGTTTGCGGCATGATGCCGATGAAAACCGGACGGGATGTGATCGGTTCAGCAATGGCGGTTGAGGAGTCTGCTGCGAAGATATTTGAACAGGGGCTTCAGAGTTCAGGGTTTCTCTCCGCTGATAATGCGCTGAGTGACGAACAACGTGAAAGACTTCGCAGCTACATGGCTGCATTTACCGGTTCAAAAAACGCCGGGAAAATCATGGTACTTGAAGGCGGATTGAAGTATCAGGGCGTTACCATGAATCCGGAAGACGCCCAGATGCTGGAAAGCCGCTCTTTCAGTATTGAGGAAATCTGCCGCTGGTTTCGCGTGCCGCCTTTTATGGTTGGTCACACCACGAAACAAAGCAGTTGGGCATCCAGCCTTGAGGGTATGAACCTGCAGTTCCTGACTCATACTCTTCGACCGCTGCTGGTGAATATTGAGCAGGAAATTGGCCGGTGCTTACTCGACAGCGATGACGAAGTGTTTGCAGAATTCTCTGTTGAAGGTCTACTGCGAGCCGATAGTACCGGTCGCGCGGCATACTATACCAGCGCGCTTCAGAATGGCTGGATGTCCCGTAATGACGTTCGTCGTCTTGAGAACATGCCGCCAATTGAAGGGGGCGATATTTACACCGTTCAGCTCAACCTGACGCAACTGAAAAATCTCGAAAGCAGCAACCCTGCTGTTCAGGCCCTGGCCCTGCGAGAGCTGCATAACCACGTATTCCCCGATATTTCCTTTGAACAATCTCCGCTGAAACAGGCCGCCTAGGAGCACTTTCCTGATGAGCAAAAAACAACTTCCGGTAGCACCGGCGGGTCGCCCCTGCGCGCGCGTTACCTGTGAAACATTACCGTCTGCACTGGACCGCTGGGACGGCGGGATCAAAGCTGCGGCCACCGACGATAACAGCATTTCTGTTTTTGATGTGATCGGACAGGACTATTGGGGCGAAGGGGTAACAGCTAAACGTATTGCCGGTGCACTTCGGGCGATGAATGGCACCGACGTTACGGTGAATATCAACTCCCCGGGCGGAGACATGTTCGAAGGTCTGGCTATTTATAACCTTCTCCGCGAATACGAAGGCCGTGTAACTGTGAAGGTGCTGGGCATTGCCGCCAGTGCCGCCTCGATAATTGCGATGGCCGGGGATGATATTCAGATTGGCCGCGGTGCCTTCCTGATGATCCACAACTGCTGGGTATATGCGATGGGAAACCGCCATGATTTTGCAGAACTGGCACAGTCACTGGAACCCTTCGATACCGCTATGGCTGACATCTACGCGGCGCGCTCCGGCCTTGATATGTCCGCTGTCCAGAAGCTGATGGACGCGGAAAGCTATATCGGTGGCAGTGATGCTGTGGCGAAGGGACTGGCAGACAGCCTGCTTTCTGCTGATGCAGTCAGCGACGGCGACGAATCGCCTGCAGCCGCGCTTCGCAAACTTGATGCATTGCTGGCCAAGACCAACACCCCGCGCTCTGAGCGCCGAAAACTCATTAAAGCCTTATCCGGTGGCATGCCTGGCGCTGTCACCACCAACGACGGTACGCCGGGCGCTGCCGAAGACATCAAACCTGAAACCATCAATTCACTTGAAAGCGCCCTGGCGGCGTTAGTCAAATAAGGACCTTTTATGTCTGAAGTAAACGATATTCTGAAAAAAGTCACGGCCAGCATTGAAGAGGCAACCGGCAAGTTCAACGCGAAAGCAGAAGAAGCAGTGAAGGAGGCGCAAAAATCCGGCAAGCTGTCGGAAGAAACAAAGGCAGCCGTCGATAAAATGGCTTCTGAGTTCAACGCCCTGCGCGAAGCAGAAAAAACTCTGAAGGCAGCGATGGGCGAACTGGAGCAACATGTCGCCCAGATGCCGCTGGCAAACGCGAAGCATGTTGTGGAATCAATCGGTCAGCAGGTGATCTCTGCTGAAGCTCTGAAAACCTTTGCCTCCGGCGTGGAAGGTGGCAAACGTATCAGTATCCCGGTTAAGGCTGCACTGACTTCTGCGGATGTGCCTGATGGCGTTGTCGAACCCCAGCGAATTCCGGGCATCGATACAGCACCGAAACAGCGCCTGTTCATCCGCGATCTGATTGCACCTGGTCGCACTTCCTCCCCGGCTATTTTCTGGGTGCAACAGACAGGCTTTACCAACAACGCGAAAGTGGTTCCTGAAAATACCCAGAAACCATATAGCGATATTGAGTTTACGCCGAAAATCACGGGCGTCAGCACCATCGCTCACCTGTTCAAAGCCTCAAAGCAGATCCTGGATGACTTCGCACAGTTGCAGTCAACCGTTGATGCCGAAATGCGCTACGGACTGAAGTACGCGGAAGAGCAGGAAATTCTCTTCGGTGATGGTACCGGCGTGCATCTGCACGGCATTGTTCCTCAGGCGTCAGCATTTAACCCGGCGTTTACTGTAGAACAGCAGAGCGGTATTGACGATCTGCGTCTGGCAATGCTTCAGGCGCAACTGGCGCGCTTCCCGGCATCCGGCCACGTTCTTCACTTCATTGACTGGGCGCGGATCGAACTGACCAAAGACAGCCTGGGCCGATACATTCTGGCTAACCCTGCGGCGCTGACTGGACCGACGCTTTGGGGCTTGCCGGTTGTAGCCACGGAAGCGGCGGCCTTCCAGGGTAAATTCCTGACTGGTGCTTTCAACGCTGGCGCGCAAATCTTCGACCGCGAAGATGCGAACGTGGTTATCTCCACGGAGAACGCCGACGATTTCGAGAAAAACATGATCACCATCCGTTGCGAGGAACGTCTGGCGCTGGCCGTCAAACGCCCTGAAGCGTTCGTGTATGGCTCCTTCAGCACCGGCGCAGGTAGCTGATAAACACTGCGGCCTGCGGGCCGCTTTTTTTAGGTCAGAAAAATGCTTGATCAAAATGTGGTGAAACAGCACTGCCGCATTGATACCGACTTTACCGGTGATGATGCCTTGTTGACTTTATACACTGGCGCGGCGGCGCGTTACGTTCAGACATGGACGCGGCGAACGCTCTATGAAAAAGAAGACAGCCATGGTTACGTAGACGACCCTGCCCCGATTCTACTGAATGATGATGTTAAAGCGGCCATGTTACTGCTGATAGGTCACTGGTATGCCAACAGAGAATCAGTGGTCGTTGGTCAGGCCGTTGCAGAGGTTCCGTTTGCAGTTGAGGCTTTGCTGCAGCCATACCGAATTTACGGGGTGTAAATATGGCCTGTTCCGGGTGCGCGCAGAGGCGCGAATGGATAAAAAAGTGGGCGAAAATAGCTTATGAACGAGCAACTGGTAAAGGAACTAATAGCGGCGCTGCGGGAACAAACCGCAGCTCAGAGAGAACAGACGGAAGCGATAAGCCGCCTGGCTAAATCAAACGCAGCTCTGTGTGATGTCATTATCCAGTCACTGGCCGAAGATGAAGAAATTGATACTACTTCATTAGGTGATGAGCGACCCGTTTACTTGAGTCAAAAACCCAGGGGGTGATATGCAAGCCGGGAAATTGCGTCACAGGGTTACCCTGCAGGTGCCGGTAAAAGAACAGAACCCTACAACGGGAGCCGTAATTAATACCTGGCGCGATGTCGCAACTATCTGGGCCGAAATATCCCCCTTATCAGCACGGGAGTTTATAGCGGCCCAGGCATCACAGGGCGAAATAACAACGCGCATAACGATTCGTTACCGTGCAGGTATTACCCGAAAGCACCGTATTCTCTTTCGTGGCTCAGTATACAACGTTGAGGGCGTGCTCCCGGACCCGAAAAGTGGTCGTGAATATCTGACGCTTCCTTGTTCTGAGGGGGTAAACGATGGCTGATAGTGTTGAAGTAAACCTTACAGGCCTCGAATCACTGCTTGGAAAAATGGAGGCTGTTTCCGACGTTACCCGAAATAAAGCCGGGCGTTCTGCGCTGCGTAAGGCTGCGAATATAATCAGGGATCGCGCCAGAAGTAACGCAGCCAGAGTTGATGATCCCCTCACCAAAGAGGCGATATATAAAAATATTGTCGCCAGCTTCAGCAGCAAACAATTCCGCAGGACGGGTGATCTGGCATTTCGTGTTGGGGTAATGGGCGGCGCCAGTCAGTATGCAAACACAAAGGCTAACGTCAGGAAAGGCAGGGCTGGGAAAACGTTCAAAACACTGGGCGATAAAAGCAATCCTGGCGGCGATACCTGGTACTGGCGTTTTCTCGAATTTGGAACCGAGCATGCCGCCGCAAAGCCTGTACTGCGACCAGCGATGAATGGTGTTGATACCGCAGTAATCAGCGTTTTCGCTGAAGAAATGGAAAAAGCTATCGATCGCGCAGTTAGGCGTGCCGACAAAAAAGGAACGACAGCATGATTGCTCCAGTTTTTTCCGTCTGTTCGACAGACCCGAAAGTAAAAGAGCTACTTGGTGCCAACCCGGTCAGGCTTTATCCGTTTGGCATGCATGATGATGACCTTGTGTATCCCTACGCGGTCTGGCAGAACGTGGGCGGTGAACCTGAAAATTACCTGAGTCAGAACCCTGACATCGACCGTTATTCCATTCAGGTGGATGTCTATGGCGACACCGATGAAGATGCTCTTGCTGTGGCGAGAGCATTGCGCGATGTCATTCAGAGTAAAGCTTACATTACCCGCTGGGATGCACAGGGCAGAGACTCTGCAACCCTCAAATACCGATATTCCTTTGACGTTGACTGGCTGGTCAACCGATAGCTCAAACCACTCACATCACACCGGCTATAAGCCGGTTTTTTTATATCCGGAGATGACTATGTCAGTAGTGACTCAAGGCACTCAACTTTTTGTGCTCGCGAATGGTGTCGTGAGCGAAATCGAATGTATTACGGCATTTTCACCAGGCGGCAGCCCTGCAGATCAGATTGATGATACGTGCCTCAGTGAACGCAACACCCGAAAATATAAAAAGGGTCTGCGTACACCGGGGCAGGCGACGGCCACGCTTAACGCTGATCCACAGAATGCCAGCCATCTGATGCTCAGTAATATGGCTGAATCAAATGATCAGAGTGATGTGACATTTGCGATCGGATGGTCCGATGGTGAGTCTAAACCAACAACGGGGAGTTCCCCTGATGCTGTTGATGGACTGATTCTGCCTTCAGATCGTACCTGGTACGTGTTCAAAGGTTATGTTTCCGACTTCCCGTTTGACTTCCAGGGTAATACCGTCGTGCAGACGTCTGCTACCATCCAGCGCTCTGGCCAGGGGGCATGGATTCCGAAAGAACAGCCAGGCAGTTAA